ACCCTTGTTATGGCGGTTTATCTTTTAAGAATAAACCTAGACAACCTCTGCTTTAATGTTACCCTAGTGGGCAACACCTCAGCAGGAGGCAACTCGCAATGATGGGATTCATTGCAGAGAGCCGCAGGTATGTCCTTAAGGCTTTCAAGGAAATACTCGTAGTGTTTACGAGCAAACCCTGACTTAAGGAATACAGACTTAACCTTCTCGTCGAAGGTTGAAACTTCCTCGTTGACTTCCGTTTTGCTTACGAAAGTCATCAGGTCGTTTGTAGAAGCGCCATAATCAGCGTAAAGCTGATTATGAACGTGACTACTTAGACCCGTGAGGGAATCCAACACTCGCTCATCGAAGCATAACATCAGTCCGTTCTTAATCATCATTTCTAGGTTTGAACCTGGAAATGACCAATTAAGTCCGTAAGGGTGTATGAAATCCGGGATGTGTGCAAACACATCAAGAATCTCATTCTGCTTCTTTGAGAGAAGGAGCCTGATCCTCGGTCCTATGAGACGAGCAAGATCAAGGAAATTATTATCAGATACAGTTCTCCACTTCAATTGTGGATAAACTTTATCGGAAGTAATTACCTTTCCAGCGAACTCAGCAAGTTCGTTAGAAATTAAGGTCTTGTCCGTAGCATAGGGGCACGCCGCTGCATTAAGGAAGTTGAGGTAATCATCGAACAATTTCTTGTTCAAGATTACAACATCATCCCCAAGTACAAAGAATTCATGATTGTATCTCTTACCCAAAAGAGTAAGAAGTACTAAACCATGAGTTAGTGTAAATGTAAAGAAAGAAGGATTAAACCCTAAGGGTTGTCCTTTCTTCCAAACAATTGCACCTAATTCCGATTGCCAAGTCGATCGAGATACGTCTCGAAACAACTTAACATAGGGATTATCTTTGCCATACACAGTTTCCAAAACTGTGTTTTGCAGTTCAAACGGAAAGTAATCAGTGGCAGAAGACAAATCTACAGAGTAGACTGTTTTCTTTTCACTAAGAGCTTTCTGAATGAATGGCATCGCCTTGCCTTGATCGTGGGTACAATCCCAGTCAAGTCCCCGTACAAGTCTACCTAAATCATTCTTCAATGGTTGTGAAGCCATTTGGAATAATCGGTAGGGAGAAGCAATGCTCCTCAACTTGTAACCAGGTTCCTGAAGGAAATGAACCTCTCCGGCCACCATGGGCCCATAATCGATATCATCTTCATGAGCGGAATCACAATATCCGCTTATGTCGATTCCCTTAAATACATGAGAATAAATCTCAGGCATTAAGGATCGAATATGTTTCCATGTCGCTTGGTTATCAGTAAGAAAAATCTCACTGAGTAACTTTTGCGATTGTGGTACGGATCCTAACTTAACTGTAGGGGCTCGCTTATTAGGCGAACCTCGCCAGGTAACTAAGGATTGAGGATTTCCACGAATGGTTCGTCCTTGGATAGTGGCCTTTATCGTCGATCGAAAACGACGAACAAAGGAATCCGGTATTGCTACCGGGTTAGCGTTGACTGCTGTCAAGAATTTCTTCTTCTG